CCTCGTCGCCGAGGTGAAGCGCACGACGGCCGGCGCGAGCAACGCCGGCGAATACGGCGTTCTCCCGACGGGGATCGACGTCGTCGAGACGGGGACCTCGCCGAAGGACCTCGATTGGTCGAATCTTCGGAAATGGGTCCGCGAGGTCGCGGCCGGCGCGACGGGGATTCCCCCGATCCTCGTGGGCAACTTCGACGCGGCGAGCTACGCCAACACCGAGCAACAGCTCCGCGCGTTCTGGGACTACGTCGGGAAGCCGTGGCTACAGAAGATGTTTTCGGCCGTGAACGAGGGCCTCGTTCACCGGAGGATCGACCCCGACCTCATCATTTGGCCGGACATGCTGACGATCGACTCGCTCATCGACTCCGAGTCGACGCGGGTCAGCAACACGACGGCGCTTGTGTCCGCCGGCGTTATGACGATCAATGAGGCGCGCCAGCGGCAAGGGCTGCAACCCCTTCCCGACGGCGACCGCCTCCTTCTCCCCCTCGCGCTCGACCCGGTCTCGGGGGACGACCTCGAGCGCGCATCCGCACCGGAGCCCGAACCGAGCTCGGATCCCGAACCGCCCGGAGCCAAGGGCTCGGCGGACGACGACGAAGGCGACGACGAGGTCGGCGTCGAGAAGGCGTCGTCCGCCGAGCGCGAGGCCATGCGGGCGGTTCACGAGAAGGACCTCGAGCTCGCGCGGCGGAAGCTCGCCGGCGCGGCGCGACGATTCCTCGGGACGTTCCGCTCGAGGTTCATCGACCGGGTCCGCGCCGCCGGCGAGGTCCTCGACCCCGACGTCATCGCCCCGGACTCGATCGAGCTCGAGGCGCGCGCCGCCTTCGAGGCCCTTGGCCCCGTCTTCCTCGAGGTCGTCCAGGACGGCGCGGACGCGACGCTGCGCCGCCTCGGCATGGACAAGGGGGCCGAAGTCTGGCGCCGCAAGGTGGACGCCCCGGAGCGCCTTCCCGAGCTCATCGACATCGTCGGAGCCTTCGACGAGCTCAATCCCCGGGTCCTGGCGTTCCTCGAGGTCGTCTTCGGCCACCTCGAGGACCTCACCCGAGAAACCGTCGCCGACGTCCGCGCGGCGGTGGCGAAGGGCCTCGAGGAGGGCCTCGGGATCAACGAGATCGTCCCTCGCCTCGAGCGGCTCGGCGCCTTCTCTGGCGACCGCGCGGAGCGCATCGCGCGGACTGAGACGGCCGCGGCGCTCAACCTCGGAGCGAACGAAGCCTTCCGCGCGGCGGGGACGGATCGGAAGTCCTGGCTCTCCGCGAAGATCGAGGGTCGAACTCGAGACTCGCATCGCGCGGCCGACGCGCGCTATAGTCGCGCGCCGATTCCCGTCGGCGAGAAGTTCGTCCTCGAGGATCCCGAGCGGAGTCCGTCGCGGGCCGAGCTCATGTTTCCGTCTGACCCCGAGGCCCCGGGGTGGGCGACGGTCAACTGTCTTTGTTCGATGGTCCCGGAGCAACCCGAGCAACGCCGATACTGGGTCGCCCGATGCCGCGAGGAGCTCGCGCTATGCCCGCAGTCTTGAAGGAGAAGAGGTTCGTCATCCCGAGCTCGCGGGTGAAGAACGGTTCCGTCGACGTCGAGAACCGGACCCTCGAGGCCACGTTCTCCGACGACTCCGTCGACCGCGACGGCGAGGTCGTTCTCCCTTCGGCGTTCGAGGAGCGGCTCCCGTCGTTTATGAAGAACCCGGTCGTCCTATGGATGCACGACGCCTGGAACACGCCGATCGGCCACGTCGCCGAGATCAACATCGGCGACAAGTCGGTCCACGGGCAGGTTCAGTTCCGACCGGAGGGTGACTCGACCCTCTCCGACGACGTCTTCTCGGCATACGCCAGCGGAACCCTTAGCTCGTTCTCGATCGGCTTCCGCGTCTTCGACATGGACCCGGCCGAGCGTGACGAGGAAACCGAGGCGATCGTCAAGCCGCCGACGATCACCGACGCCGAGCTCTTCGAGCTCTCGGCGGTGACGATCCCCGCGAACACGAACGCCGTCGCGAAGTCGGCGACCTTCGCGGACATGCTCAAGAGCGGGCTCGCTCGCTACCTCAAGGCGACGGGCGAGGTCCTTCCCGACGGCGGCGGGAAGCTCTTCGTCCCGACGTCGGGCGCCGGCGGCGCGCCGGTCTACGCCGCGGCGCCGAGCGACCTCGCGGTCCTCGAGCGCGCGAAGGAGCTCGTCGACGAGCTCGTCGTGAAGGTCGCGCGCAAGGCCCGAGTCGGCGGCGAAGAGCTCGAGGCGCTCAAGGCCCTACGCCTGGCGTTCGTCGGATCCTCGAGGTCGCTCCTCACGGAGAGCGACCAAGAGGCCGAGGTCGCCAATCAACTCACGGAGGCGCTCGCGGCTTGCGATGGCCTCCTCTCCGGAGGGACCGCGTAGCGGACCCATTCACCACCACCCCAACGCAAGCAAGAGAGAGAAGCGATGCCAACTCCGACACTGCTGGAGAAGGTCACCGAGCTCACGGCGAAGGTGGGAGAGGTCGCGACCCTGGCCCTCCCCAAGTCCGAGGCCGATGAGCGGTTCAAGAAGATCGAGGCCGACCTCAATAAGGTTCTCGCGGCGCTCAAAGACGACGTGACCCGGCCGACCGAGGTCCCGGGCTTCGACCTGGGCGCCGCGTCGTGGTTCGCCAAGCGCGGTTACCTCTACCTGCCGCGCCCGGCCTCGACGGCGAAGACCGCGACCGCGCGGCGCGCGAACGCCGCGACGATCCGCGGGGTCTCGATCTTCAAGACCGACCCGTGGACGCTCCAGACCACGCGCGACCCCGCCGTCCCCGAGGAGGTGAAGGCGGCGCTCGAATCGATGGACCTCGTCTACATCCTCGACAAGCTCTTCGAGTTCAAGGCCGACTCCCCGCTCGATTGGGAGAAGGAGAAGGCGGGGCACGAGGGCGGCGCGCGGGGGCTCTTCATGGAGCGCTTCCCCGAGATCGCCGGCCCCTACGACGAGTTCGCGAAGGCGTTCCACGAGCTCGCGAAGAAGAACATGAGCTCCTCGGCGGCGGGCCTCGGCGACGAGTGGGTTCCGACCGTCATGGCGACGAACCTCCTCGACATCATCCGGCTCGCGATGCCGGTCACGAACCTCATCCCGCACGTCTTCCAGCCGTCGAACCCGTGGCAGAACCCGCTTCTCACGAGCGTCCCGATCGCCTACCGCAAGCTCGAGAACACGGCGATCACCGAGAGCGACCTCGCGACGGGCAATCTGACGTGGACCGCGCACATCTTCGGCGCCTACACCGCCTACTCGGACGAGCTCGACGACGACTCGGCGATCGCCATCGCGCCGGCGGTGCGGTCCGGCATCATCCGCGCGCTCGGAGAGGGTCTGGAGGAAGCGCTCGTCAACGGCGACGGCGACAACGCCGGACACTTCGACAACGACTATCAAACCGGCGTCGCGCCGTTCCGCACGTATCAGGGCGGCGTCTACGGCCTCCGTCACTTCATCATGGACGACAGCGGCGGAACGCCGTCGACCGTGGGCGGCGCGGGGACGGCGATCACTCACGCCCTCGTCGCGTCGGCGCTGGCGACGATGGGCAAGTTCGGCGCGAACCGCCTCGCCTCCGGCGAGGTCGTCGGCCTCTGCACCGCGCAACAGTGGATCCAGCTCCTCACCGAGGCGAGCTCCCCGATCGTCACGGTGGACAAATACGGATCTCAAGCGACACTTCTCACCGGCGAGCTCGGCCGCCTCTACGGCGTGCCCTTCATGGTCTCGCACGGCGTCGAGCAGAGGAAGGACTCGGTCGCGGCGACCGGCCAGAACACCGTGGCGGGACCGAACACCCTGTCGACCGCCCTTCTCTTCAACCGCTTCAACTGGCGAATCGGTGACCGGCGCGACTTCCGCCTCGAGCGCGACAAGGACATCGTCGCGGGACGGAACGACGTCGTCGGGACCGCCCGGTGGTCGATGCAGTCCGTCGAGGGCGACAACGAGGGCGCCGGTTGGGATCCGTCGACGGTCCCGGCCGCGGTGGCGATCGTCAACATCGACTAGGAGGCGTGGGCGTTGGCTCTCTTCACGACGACCGAGTTCAAGGATCACGAGGGGATCGTCGGATCCTCCCTCGACACCTTGATCGGTCAGCTCGCGACGAGGGCGACCGCCTACTTCGAGAAGTCGACGAACCGAAAGCTCGAGCTCGCCTCGGGGCTCACCGAGGACTACTCGGGCGATGGGACGCGCGACCTCATCCTCCGATATACTCCGGTCGCGACGCTCACCTCGATCACCCTGTCGCTCGACCGCAACTTCGCCGGCGCGACGGCGCTCGCCGCCGGCGAATACGTCCTCGACAAGGAGGCCGGGATCGTCAAGCGAGTCAACGCCACGACGATCCCGGTTCAGACCGCGCGCGCCGGCGCGGTGTGGCCGGTCGGCGACTACAACGTCCGCGTCGTCTACGACGCGGGATACGCGACGGTCCCCGAGGACCTCAAGGAAGCCGCCATCCTATGGGCGGCGCGGCGACTGGCGCGACGGGGCCTCATGGGCGTCCAGTCCGAGACGATCGGATCTCACTCGATCTCGCTCTTCGCGGGCGGGGCGGACCGCGAGGTCGAAGAGATCCTCTCCCGCTATCGCTCCTACCCGAAGCTCGGCGAGGTGAGGAACGCGACGTGAGCGGGATTCGCCGCAGGCTCACTCATAAGGTCAACATTCACCCCTCGAGTCAGGCTCTCGTCGGGAAGAAGAAGGCGACTCAGTGGACCGTCGACGCGACCGAGAGGGCGGCGCGGATTGACCCGCTCACCGACGTCGAGGCGACGACGCTCCTCGGCCGGACCGCGACCGAAACCTATCGGGTCTACCTCGCCGGCGACGAGAACGTGAACGAGGGCGACAAGATCATTTGGCTCGACCGGACGCCGAACCTTGTCTTCATCGTCCGAACGGTGCAAGACTTCTCGGGCTTCAATCCGGGTCAACCGGATCACCTCGAGCTCACGGCCAAGCTACAGAGGGCGGGGTGAGCCATGGTCAAGGTGAGCCTGCGAGTCAACTCCGACGAATGGCGGGCGGCGCTGGAGACCTACCCCGAGAGGATCCGCGCGGCGTTGGCCCGCGGACTCAACCGAGCGGGTGAGATCGTCGCGCGCGACGCCTCGAAGCGACTGACGCAACCCGGGCCGAGCGGCTTCTCCTCGATCTTCACGGGGACGCTACTCCGCGCTATGTCCGCGGGGA